GTAAAAGAAAGTATTGAACGAAGATCTCATATAGATTGGATTATCGTAAATTATGACATTGAAAGCGATAAATTTACGGGTGTTTTTTGGATTAAACATGAAAATATCCAAACTTGGATGTTGGAATTTAAACCAAATTTTAAATCACAATTACATTTTTATCGTGGTGTAGATGATGAATCGTTTTGTGTAGACGATGATGGTGAATGTGCGTGTGGGTGTCGTGGTTATGACACTGATTGGGTTCAGTGTGATAATTGTCCCGATTGGTATTTACAAAAATGTGTAGGACTTTCATTTATGGAAGCCAAACAAAATAATTGGGTGTGCCCTAATTGTTATCGAAAACCTAAGTTAGAGTTTTGAATTGTAATAAGTATATCTAAATGGAGAGCGTCCAAAAGCTCACCCACATCGAGCACATTCTCAAGAGACCTGATTCCTACGTCGGTCCAGTTGAACTTGGCACGGAACACTACTGGGTTCTCCAAGGTGATGCATTCACCAAGAAGAATCTCAAGTATTCCCCAGCTCTCTTGAAAATCTTTGATGAAATCCTCGTCAATGCGATCGACCGCAACTCCCTCCACCCCAAGGGTGTAACCTCCATCTCCGTCTCTATCGACAAGGACCAAGGCTCTGTTACGATCGAGAACAACGGACCCCTTGGTGGTATCGGTGTCCGAATGCATGAGAAGGAGGGTCTATGGAACCCTGAACTCACCTTCGGTCACCTCCTCACGAGCACCAACTACGATGACAACCAAAAACGTATCGTGGGGGGTCGCAATGGCTATGGTGCCAAATTGACCAATATTTACTCCTCGGAGTTCTCTGTGATCATCAAGGACCATGAAGTGAAGCAAACCTACACACAAGGGTGGTCCAATAATATGACAACCTGTCACCAACCCAAGATTAAGAAGCATGCAGGTGCCACGTCATCGGTGTCCATCACCTTTACCCCCGACTGGAAGAGATTTGGGATGTCCAAGATGGACGAGTCAATCTACCAGATTTTCCAAAAGAGGGTTTGGGATGCAAACATCTGTACGACCCCCAACTGTAAGGTCAAGTTCAATGGAGATGTTCTCCCAAAGACGTCTTTCGAAGCCTATGCAAAGATGCATGAGGGCGTTGAGAATGTGTGCTCCGTCGTGTCTGATAGGTGGTCTGTGTGTATCGGTCCGGCTGAGAATGGCATGGAACAGGTATCCTTCGTCAATGGTATCTGCACAACCAAGGGTGGGAACCATGTGGATCACGTGGCATCCCTGGTGGCAAATGGAATCATTGAGGACATGGCGAAGAAGATCAAATTGAAGCCCCAACAGGTGAAGAACACGTTCAACATCTTCGTCAAGGCAACCCTCGAGAATCCCACATTCTCGAGTCAGGTAAAGTCTGAATGCACCTCAAAGTCCCAAGACTTTGGCTCGAAGTTTGATCCCCCGAAGAACTTCATCAAGAATGTCCTAAAGACTGGAATCCAAGATGAACTCCTGGCACTCTCAAAGTTCAAGGAGATGAAGGAACTCAAAAAGTCTGACGGTGCCCGGAAGTCCAAGATCACGGGGATCCCCAAGCTGGATGACGCGAACAAGGCTGGCACTGCGCAGTCTGGGAAATGCACACTCATCGTGACAGAGGGTGATTCGGCGAAGACCTTGGCGGTCGCGGGTCTCTCTGTGGTTGGAAGGGATCACTATGGTGTCTTTCCCCTCCGTGGGAAGTGTAAGAATGTGAGGGATGTTTCGGTGGCTCAACTGTCATCGAACCAGGAGTTCAATGACCTCAAGAAGATCTTGGGTCTCCAACAGGGTAAGGACTACAAGGATGTGTCCGAACTCCGCTACGGGAGGCTCATGATCATGACGGATGCAGATAACGATGGCTCGCACATCAAGGGTCTCATCCTAAACATGATCCACTACTTCTGGCCAAGCCTCCTCAAGTTGGGATTTGTGGTTTCGATGGTGACCCCAATCATCAAGGCCACGAAGGGTTCGGAGACTATGTCTTTTTACACCGACTCAGCTTTCAGAAGTTGGTATGGATCTGGGAAGACTGGATGGAAAATCAAGTACTACAAGGGTTTGGGTACCTCAACATCTGTGGAGGCGAGGGAGTACTTCAAGAAGATTCGGGATCTCACAGTCAAGTTTGACATGGATGTGATGACTGACACGTCGATCGTTCTCGCATTTGACAAGAAGATGGCGGATTCACGGAAAACCTGGCTCCTCGACAGCACAGCCAAGGAGGCTTCGGAACTTGAGGTTCCCTATGGGGATGTGAAGCAACTTGACATCACAGACTTTGTTCATAAGGATCTAGTGAACTTCAGTCTCGCAGACCTAAAGCGATCAATCGCCCACGTGGCTGATGGTCTCAAACCCTCCCAGCGGAAGGTTATGTATTCTTGTTTCCAGAAGAACCTCAAGGATGAGATGAAGGTGGCACAGTTGGCAGCCTATGTGGCTGAAAAGAGTGCCTACCACCACGGTGAAGTTTCCCTCGCAGATACAATTGTCAAGTTGGCGAACGACTATACGGGGTCCAATAACATCAACCTCCTCGAACCGTGTGGTCAGTTTGGAACCAGGTTGATGGGTGGGAAGGATGCATCTCAGACGAGGTACATCTTCACCAAGCTGACCAAAGAGGCTCGAAAGCTCTTCGACCCCAAAGATGATGCAGTTCTCAACTACCTCGACGATGATGGGCGCCCCATCGAACCAGACTTTTACATGCCCACTTTACCTATGGTTCTGGTGAATGGCACTGAAGGTATCGGTACGGGTTTCAGTTGCTACGTGCCCCCTTTCAACCCCGAAGATATCAAAGAAAACATCAAGAGAACTTTGGGTGGTGAAGACCTCATCGAAATGAAGCCGTGGTTCAGGGGTTTCAAGGGACGGGTCTACAAGGATGACACGGGTCTCTGGATCACGGAGGGTATTTACAAAGACACTGGTTCCAGACTCAAAGTCACAGAGCTCCCACCCGGACGATGGACCCAAGACTATAAGGAGTACCTGGATACACTCGTGGAAAAGAAGATGATCAACAGCTACACGAACAACAGTACCACAGAGGATGTGGATTTTGAGATTTTTGGCTACACCGGGAAGGACCTGATGAAGGACCTCAAGATGAAGAAGACGTTCCACACCTCGAACATGCACCTCTTCCACCCAACCCGGGGTATCCACAAGTATGCGAATGCCGAAGAAATTCTTCGAGATTTTGTGGAACTCCGATTGGAACATTACAAGAAGCGAAAAGCACACCTAGTGGATGTGTTGGAGAAGCGAGCCGCGATGTGTGGTCACCGCGCAAAGTTTGTCACAATGGTCATAGAAGGTGACCTCGTGGTATTCAAAAGAAAGAAGAAGGACCTAGAGGCTGAGATGTCTGCGACGTTTCCGAAAATTGAGGGAAACTACGACTATCTCCTCAACATTAGGACGGTTGAATATACGGAGGAGCGTGTAAAAGCCCTCATGGATGAAGAAAGACAGGCAAATGAGGACTTGGAACGCATATTGAAAACGAGTCACATCACGATGTGGAAAATGGATATTAAAAATATATAAGTAGTAAGTAGATATGGGTGAAGCCGCTAAGATTTCCCTAAAAGCTATTGGAAAGCAGGATACACAACTACTTTCCAAAGACCCAGACGAATCATTTTTTAATTACAACTCAGAGAGACACTCCGAATTTAGAAAGTATCACCGCGTTCGAAATGTTGTAAATAATGGTACCATAGCCGAGTGGCCATTTGGAAATATTGTTAAGGTTCAATTCAATCCCACCAATATGGGGGATCTTTTGAGTAACATGTATCTGAGTATCAAGATGCCGGGTATAACTGATGGTAACTACGCCGACCAATTGGGGCGTCACATCCTCAAAAGTGTCACAATGTTTGTAGATGACATCGAGGTTGAGAAGATCCATGACGATTGGGGAATTATCTACGATGAATTGTACTTGGAAATATCTGAAAAAGTGGCGAATAGATTTCTCGTCAATCGAAATTTGGGATATGATGACTCAAGTAATAATGAAACCTATGCGCGTTTAGAATCGAATCTGCTTATTCCACTTCACTTTTTCTTTTCGAGAAAATATGCAAGTGATGAATATTCCTCAAATAAACCAAACCGTCCATATTTTCCGGTGTGTTCAATTTTTAAACAAAAAATTGAGTTTGAGTTGGAGTTTCACCAACAGACATTTTTTACTAATACAACTGATACACTCAGTCTACAGTCATTCAATCTCGTAACTGAAGAAATCACTGTCAGCCCAGAAGAAAGGAATTATTTAGTGAGTGAAAATCAAACACTCGTCACAGACCTCGTCAGAAAACATCCCGTAATTGTGAGCGAACTTGGTATAGATAGAATCATAAACAATCTTGTACCAAACATCCCCGTCAAGTGTATTCACTGGTTTTTGAGAAATACAAATTTTGAAGTTGAAGGTGATGCTATTGGATCTTCAGATGTAAATGAAGAAAGGCTTTACCAAAACCGTTTCAACTTTTCATCGAGTGCGACGTTTGACGAAATACAAACATTTTTCAATCCCATCATGGAGACTGCGAGTATTTACATTAACGGTAACAAGTTGCCGAATGTTACAAAGACGGATCACAACTATTATAAATACCTCATACCATTAGAAACACGTCTGGCGAGACCATTTAGAAATGTATATACATATAGCTTCTCGATGAATCCGATAAATGTGGAACCATCGGGGAGCTTAGATTTCAGTCAAATACAATCAGATAAAACGAATATAGATGTGAAATTGGATACAACGAAAGTGGATGTGTCTTCTAATACGTACTCTCTGAACCTGTACTATACAGGATACCAAACGTTTGTGTTTGATAGGGGTTTTATGTCACTCGCTTACTAAACAATGACGACTTATTGTCGCTGATATAATCTACGATGTTGTTCTTGATACACCATTTGATGAAATTCAACTGTGCCAGGGTTGTATGAATTTCATGAGATGTTCCGGGCACTGTGTATGCAAACTTCTCGGCTCGACAAAAGGGATCGAAAAGTTTCTTACTGTACCCATCCAGACTTGACTTGTACGCACAGTGAACGGTAAAGATTTTTCCATCATTTGTTTTGAATGTTGTGTGGTTCTTCTTTGCATAGGTGGTGATAAACCATTCGATATTCCGGAGTGAAATACCACCAGATTTACCCAAAATATCAATTAATTTTGTTCTGTGTCCCTCTTCGGTGTAAAAATTGTTTATAGATGTTAGTAGGATTCCAGTTTTGCTCATTATTAAACAAAGTACTCAAATCTATAAGCCCTCTTTTCACATGCTGGACAACCGGGAACATTTCTTAGGTCGGGGTCGTTATGGTTATGCTCAATACCAGATCTTCTTACTATCTGTGGGTACGGTAATACTTCACCCTGCTCTTTATGAACATTGCAATACTTACTATCTTCATCAACAACCTTATATGTACATCGCGTCAAATCATTCATGATCCCTCTACAAATACCGGGAGCACATGTATCTGGAATACTGCGCGTAAGAGACTCTAAAGAAATTTGATGCTTCTTCGAGATGTTGACGTTGTGTTTATTAATCTCTATGACCAGAGACCTTTCACGCTCTTCATTTACAAGTTGAAGCAGTTTGGAGTCGAAACTCATCTCTTAATGCTATCTTGTTCGTATTGTTTAAATATATTTTGGAGAGATTGTGACCGAGCCTCTTTAATCCTTCCCTTGAGATCCGATACGTTCCCTGATTCATCTAAACCCCTCTTTTTACACTCCTCGATGAGTTGATCCCTTTTCATGGTGCTGATGGCGGGTCCCAGTTTCTTTTTTTTGGGTTTATAGTGCTCAATAATCTCACCGAAGATCTCCTGTTTGGTATTTTCGAATAACGGATCTAAAAGATCACACACAGGATTGAGAAACTTGTTTTCAAAGTAGTACTGATAATCCACAGGGATGTTGTGCTCCTCAACATACTTGGGGTCTTCGGACTTTTCAAATGCTTTCGCATTTGGATCATCCGTCTTTGTCAGTAAGTAAGGGACACGATCACCAGATTGGGGTTCTGATCCAGGTTTTCGTTCCCTCATCTTAACGACGACCTGAACATGTGATTGGTTTATATTCACACTCTCCGGGCTTGTAATCGATACTGGATCTCCCTTAATTTTATAGGTATCTGAAAGCGATTGACTCAAAATCAGCTTTTCATTTGGTATTTCACCAGAGAGGAGTTCGTTCGCCCTCTTTTTGGCCAACTCCTTGGGTGGTCCGGGATCACTCGATGTGAGAACAACATCGAGAAGCTCTTTGCACACCTCCCGTACATGGGGTGTGTTATCTCGGCGGACGACCTGAAGACCCTTGATGTCAATGTAGTCCATGTGCATCTGGTCATCCTTCCCCTTGGTCCAAAGTTTGGCGGCGTACCGTTTTTTAGAGTAAAGGAAGTAAGGCCAGTAGACCTTCTCCAGCTCAAGGTTGTTGGGTTTCTTGAAGAGGGCACTACATTCTTCCGCCGCTCTCTCACCCACCTCCCAACTGTACCTAACAGCATCCTCACCCGTACGCCCCCCAACATCGAACTCAACCATCACTGAATCGGTATCCCCATACCTAACCTTTGCACCCGGGAAGTTAGCCTCCACATAGTTCTTCGTCTCCTCGATCATCCCCCGACCCCTACATGTCGTCGTAGATGCAATTGGGACACATGGGAGAATACCCTTCCCTGCACCAGTGAAACCATACACAGAGTTCATAGAAACTTTATAGGCCAATTGCTTACCATTATAGACCTCCTTCATCGACCCAGTGGCGTTAGCCATGTCCCGCTTAGCCTTTTTGCGGAACTGTTTGAGTTCGAGAAGAATGGCGGGTAAAAGACTTTCAACACCTTGAGCAAACTTGTAGGTTTTGTCACCAATCTTAAAAGTTTCGTACGTGACACCCGGAACATTACCGTACCGCCTCTCGTCCATGACATACGTCGAATAACAGAGGTTGTGAGCCATCATGATCGAAGGGTACAGGGCTTCGAAATCCAAGGCTGTGATTGGTGTGTAATACGCACCCTTTTGAGCCTCTAGAACCGTCGCACCCTCGTAGGGTTCTTCTGGAAGAGCACCGTACTTGATTGTCGGAACCATGTACCCCAACTCTCGAGCCTTCTTGGTAAGCTGACTGAACACCTTAATCTGCTGACCGCGTTCAACCAAGAAACACAGGGGGACCCACGTCGCCTTTGCCATCTCTAAGAGGTTGAGGAGTGTGCATAATTTTTTCAATAATTTATGGGGGAGGAGGGTATCTTTGATGCAGTATTCAGCAACTTCACCCAACTTTTGGGGATCGCCCTCATTATAACGAGCAAACATCTCCTTTGGTGACATGTCAATCTTCTGGTCTCCCAGGTACAGTTTCGAAACTTCATTCAACTTGTACGAATCCAATTTGTAACCCTTCTTGACTTCGTGGAACATATCAAAGATGAACCTTCCAGTCATAGGGAGGAGCTTTAGAAAGTTATCACCCAGGGCACTCGAACTCAACTTCTTCATCAAGAGGTCACTTGGTGGATCGTGGAGCTTACCAAGATTGAAAAACTCCTCGTGACACCCAGTCATGTGCGCCCTCTTGTAGATGTACTCGAGATCGAAACCAAAAATGTTCCACCCGGTGATAATATCCACATCCTTTTCATGGATGTACTTTTGGAAGGCTTCGAGCATTCCCCTTTCGGTGTCAAAGCTCACAACGTTGGGTCCCTCCGTCTTCTTGTAACATAAGCACACTTTTTCGTACGGTTCGTCGCTTCCAAATTTACAGAGAGATAGGGCAATTTGAAAACATGCATCATCCGGTACGTCAGCACTCGGGAACTTACCAGTGGAACTATTACACTCGATATCGACCGACGCTACAACAAATGGTGCGATGTCATCCCGATCCACTGGCTTCAACGTCCTCCAGTCATTACACCATAGGTCGATGTCAACCTTTGCGAGATGGGAACGAACACATTCGGAGCCTGTGTCCAACCAACCAGTGGATTGAATACCAGTGCGATGCATCAATCTCAGGACAGGATCCAAGTTCGATTCATAGACGTGATACTTTTTGAAAGTATTGTTATAGGCAAATACTGAATTAACCTTCCTACGGTCAGCGAGTGTCTTGAAGTTCAAGCGCATGTAGGCAAACATCTCATTATTTTGAAAACCCCATACATCCTTCTTCCTCGTGACACTGTAACTCGTGACATGATCTTCGCGGATTTTGTTCAAGTCATCGAACAGTAGCCGAACCTCTTGATCAGTTGTCCCCCTTGGTAATTTAACGAAAAAGTATGGTTCAAACACAGTCGTGACGCACACAGACTTACCATCTTCCGTTTTACCCAGAATACTAATTAGATGTTCGTCATCTTCATCCCTCGCCTCCCATGTCAAAGCTTGAAATACCACCATATGTTTATATCCAGCCAAATTTTTAATATCATTTACTAATAAATGTCTGCTGCTTTAATTGAGCTCGTGTCGGTGGGAGCCCAGGATGTGTACATCACTGGTGACCCCCAGGTCAGCTTTTTCCGTCAGAACTACAAGCGATACACCAACTTTGCCATGAAGCCCGAACGCATGGATTACATCGGTACATTTGGTGACTCCAATGAAGTCACCATCCCCATTCGCTCCAAGGGTGATCTCATGAGCTACATCTGGATTGAGGCTGATGGTATCGCCGAGGTTGGAACCAACTCGGATGGTCTTTTCTCAAAGACCGCTGCCAGCCCCACAGAATTCCAGCTTTGGATCGGTGGTCAATTGGTCACCACACTTGACTCCCTTTACATTCAAGGTGTTCATAACACCCTCATGAGGGACTCGTCGGCTAAGGCTTCCTTCGCTGTCACCACCAACACCCGGAAAGAGAATCACTCTGGGAACTACTACATGATCCCCTTCTTCTTTGGGGAAGACTGGACCAAGGCGCTCCCCCTCATCGCACTCCAGTATCACGATGTTGAAATTCGTGTCAAGTGCCGTGATGGATTTACACCCAATGTGACCCCCAAGGTGTTTGGTAACTACATCTACCTCGATACAGATGAGCGTAAATACTTCACGGACAATGAACACGAACTTCTCATCACCCAAACACAAAACCAACTCACCTCCAACACCGATACTGACATTGACCTGAGCTATTTCAATCACCCAGTCAAGTCCCTCCACCTCGTGTCCGGTAATGCCAATGATGCCAACTACGTCGAGGAATACAGCTTTGACACTGCATCTCTTTACATCAACGGTACCCCCCTTTTCGAAAACATGTCTAACGTGTATCACCATGACGTCGTCGCCGAAATGCATTGCACCGATCTCCCCGATGGTGCAATCGACAACGTTCCCACCTACTCGTGGCCCTTCTGCCTCACCATGAGCAAGATGCAACCCACCGGTTCCCTGAACTTCTCTCGTATCGATAACGCGAAGCTCACCCTTACCAACCCAGCCCATGGTAACCAGCTTCACCGCGTCTATGCGGTCAACTATAACATTCTTCGTATCAAGAATGGTATGGCTGGTGTCGCTTTCGGTAACTAATTCCAGTTGTCAATTAAAATTTTCGTCTTTTCGTACATCCCCTTCCCATAGAAGGTCTTGTCCTTCTCCCCCTCCCAAATTGTGAGTCGGTCTTCAAGGAACTCTTTGAACTTCTCCGAGTCACAGTTAGACTTGTATCGAACCTTTTCACCCTTAAGTGCCTGCTCCATAGCAGCTAAACGACTATCCATTGAACGCTTAGCAAGCTGATCAGGAGTGATACGAGTGGACACATCAGTGGTTTTCTTGTTCATATACAGTATGGACGACTCTACACTTTATACCATTTTGTACTATTGCAGGGCGTGTCAAAGAAAGTATGATGGTCACGCCCAATGCTGCTTCGAGATGGATCATACCAAAGTTAAAATCCCCACAAATACTAAATGATACCACTTATCATAGCTGGTGCCCTCACTGGGGCCCTCGCATACACCTTTATGGGTCAGAACCTAGTATCTTCCTCCGAAGCCAAACGCCTCATCAAGGAGGGTAAGATAAAGAAGGTGATTGATGTTCGAACAACCACTGAGTACCGCACAGGACATTACCCCAAGGCACTTCACATCCCCG